ACAAAAGAACCTCGCTTTTTAGGCGAGGTCATGTGACAGTTCTTAAAGTGTCTGAGTGCTTCCTTTCGTGCTCTCATCGCTTGAGGTTTAAGTTTTCGCTTCTGCTGCTTCTTAGAATGGTGTTTCCAATTTGGGACTTGCATTGTTCTTTTGCATACAAAAAAATAATTATACAAAAAAGAGGGTCTTACGACCCCCTAGTGTGCCAGTTTTAAAAATGGACTCAAACTCCAGGAAGAGTAGGCATAACCGTTGGTCCTTTTGGTCGATTCAATTTTCTTAGATTTTTTTGAATATGCATCATATCCTTAGCCATGGTAGATCCTCTTCTCTGGTCATCAACAGCACCAGCAGCTCTGGTTCCAAGAGGTGTTAACTCTAAAAGAATACTCTCTTTCCAGTCCTCACTCATGTTAGTCATGATGGCGAGTGCAGATTCTTCACTATCAGCATAACCTTCATCGATTAGGTAACCTTTGATGATATCAAAGACATCAACAGATTCTTTCACACTCTTTCTGGTTTCAAGTCTACCAGACTTAATTGCATCATCTAATTGCTTATCGGAAATATCAGCACCTTTAACATCATCACCTTTTTGCCTCATCTTAGATGCTAAACGCATCTTTCTGAGTCTAGCAATTTCATCTGCTATAGAAGATCTCTTCTTGCTAGGTGTCTTATCTGCAAGAACTGTAGGAGTCTCTGTTGGTGCAGTATCTGCTTTAGGTTTCTTAGGTGTTACTGGATCTGTCTTAGGTGTGCTAGGTTTACCAGATCCAGTAGGTGCCTTAGGTGTGCTAGGTTTACCAGATCCAGTAGGTGCCTTAGGTGTGCTAGGTTTACCAGATCCAGTGGGAAGATTTAGTTCACCAGTTTTTGTGGGGTCCGCCTTTGCTGTAGCATCTTTAAAGGTTCCACCGTAACCATCAGCAGTTTTTGTATTCTGATCACCACTTAGCATGCCTGTAAGAGCAGCACCACCAAGAACAGCAGCACCGAGTTTACCTTTATTACGTCCAATCTTAGAGGCAAGATCTCTAAATTTTTGTCCTGTTGTTCTTCCCAAATTTGTTGCAGTAACGTCAATTACACCATCACCTTTAAGTGTTTTTCCTCCTTTGGATACGGTTGATCTTGCAGTGGGCCCAAGATCTTTAACCCTAACTTTTTCAATGGGTGGTGTTTGAATCTTTGATCCAGTCGTCTTAACAAGTGCTCCAGGTGGTGTTTGAATATTTGATCCAGTAGTCTTAACAAGTGCTCTTCCTCTAGGATCTCTTGGAGGTTTAGGAAGTTTAGCCCCTGTTCCTTTAAGCCAAGCTGGTTCTGGTGCAGGAGTTTGGGTTCCATACTTTTTAGCAATCTCTGCTGCATTAGGAACTTTTCTGGTTCCTAATAGACCACCAGTTTCTTTTGGAGTTGGAATTTTTGCTGGTTTTTTTACAATTGCTCCAGCTGCTGATTTCTTAGCAGGAGTGAGCATATTCTTGAGTCCCTGCATGAAAACGTTCACCTGGTTTTTAGCCAGTGCATCTCTTCTGTTTCCACGTTGAACTGTTGCCTTCAGAGAACCTGCAGATGTTCCTCCAGATCCAGGGAGTTGTTTTGTTGCTTTACTAACGTCAGCAGCCTTTTTGGTTTGTGCTGCTGCTAATGGACCACCAGGTGCTCTAGTTACTGCAGTTGTAGCACCTCTCGCTTTTCTTGCTGCTCTAACGGTAGGAGCTACTGCAGCACCTTTTATTACGTTACCTTTTTTACCCAATGCAGTATTTACTGTTGTTTTGAGTGCTTTATTTCTGCCCGCTTTACTAAGTGCATTAATAAGACCTCTGACCAATGCTGCTTTTTCTTCAAGTGTTTCAGCAGACTCTGAAAGAGATTCGGTAATATCTACTTCAAGTTCTTCTGCAAGTAGGGATAAAAACTCCAGTGTTGTATCAGATTCTACAACATCAACAGCAAACTCTGCCATTTCTTCAAGAGTTTCAAATGCATTGAACTCATTACAAAGTTCAATTATTAGTTCTTCTATTACAGTTTCTTCTTTGGGAGCATATACTTCTTTATATGCCTCCATCATATCAGTATAAATTTTAGAATCCATCTTTCCGATCTGTTTTAGAAATATTTATAAAAAAATAGCACCCCCCAAAAGAAGTGCTATTTATTGATATTTTCCTTAAGTCTTTTCCAATCATAGTACATTACACTAAGAGCCCATGCATCAGTCAATTGTTTAGGACCCTCTTCAAGCAATTTTAACTGTTGTTTGGAAAAAGTTTTTAATTTTTTATATTCATCTTGCCATCTATGTCTCATACAAACATGCCTTTATCATTCATATATTGAAGCGTTTCTTTCAGTCCACCAATATGTCTGAAACCAACATTAACTTGTGGATACTCTGCTTCAGATCCAAACTCAGCAACAAAACCTTTTTGTGTGAAATGGTGATTTAATTTATACACCATAATCTGAAAGTTCAGTTTTTCTAAGAGTGTTTTAGCACGTTCACACTCTTGACTACCATTAGAATAAATTACTGCTTGCATTACTTGTTCTCCTCGTATTCGATTACGATTCTTTTGTAGTTCCTACCAGTGTGATCTACACAGGTAATATGAGTTAATTTGCCGCCTAAGGATTCTGCAATTTCATGCAATTTGCTCCAGGGAATTTTCTTTTCATCCATCGCTCTTCTCCATCCAATTATCAATTTGTTCTTGAGTGGGAACATTGATTCGGAAAGCAAGGCCTTCCTCCTCAAATTCTTCATTCATTTTTTCATAAGTTTCTGGTGTAATCTTTTCAGTCACGCTGCCTCCAATCATCACTACGATCTTGCTTAAACCAATCTACAATTTCATCTGCACTGTCAAACCCCGTTTTATAATTAGATGGGTCGGGGTCACCTAGTCCCATCTTATTCATAAAATCGTCAAGTCCCCCTTCAGGTGCATCTGGATTTGCTGCCTTTCTTCTTGCCTTTTTTAACATTTCTCTAGCAGATGTATTTGCTTTTGACAGTTTTTCTGCCCAAATCATGTCTTCAAGTTTTACATCTTCTTCATTTACAATACACTTGCAAATAAACTCTAACCTGAGGCGATATTGCGTTGAAAGCATATCTTATATCTTGCTATCACTCTATATTTAGACCACTCTACTAAACCCCTTTACTTTTTCAAACTTCATTACAGCATCAAACTTATCTTCAAGACCACCTTTATGAGAGATCACAAAAATGTTTGCATCTTTGATTATGAATCGAATGATCTTCAGAAACTCATCAGTTCCTAATCCATCTAGTGAAGAGTCAAAGACCTCATCCATAATCAGCAAGTTCGTGTTAATTGAGTTCTTAACCCGTGCTACCTCTCTCCATGTAAAAAGTAGTGCTAGGTCAATCCTCATTTTTTCACCCTCACTAAACGATGAATAAGAAAAATCTTCATGAATTGGAGATTTAACTGTTTCATTGAATTCTTCGTCAAGATGGAAATTAATAAAGAAATCCATCAATTGAAGATAACGATTAACTTGCTGATTTATGAGAGGAAGATACTTCTTAATTATCTTCGTTTTTACTCCATCATCTTTTAACAGAGAATGGGCAAAGTCGTAATAAACGACTTGTTCTTTTTTGGTTTCTAAATCTTCGATTGTTTGTCGGAGAGAGTCTTTAAATTGCGCTAACTTGTCATGTTCAGTATTTCTGTTTGCAAGTTGATCGGTAATTCTTTGAATTTCCGATTCCAGATCTCTGACTTGTCGTTGACATCCAGTGATCTTAATATTGTTTTGAGAAATGCCATGTGTTAGGGAAGTAATCTCCTTCGATAGTGCAATGAATTGACGCTCTCTCTCTTGTTCAAACTTAATGGTGTTTTCGAGTTCCTCGTAACCTTCCTTCAGTTCCTTTGCTTTATTTTGAGCGTCACTAATTCTATTTACACGAAACTCTTCTTCAATGTCCTGTTGGCAAGTAGGGCATACCGTATTTTCAGTGAAAAACTTATGTTCTTTGGTAATTGTGCTTACTCTTTGGGATATTTTACCCTTTAGATTGTTTAGTTTTGATAACTTTTCTCTTGCACCGGAATTAGTTTCTAATCTCTTTTCTAAGGAAGAAAGTTCTTCATTCATTCCTTCAGAGGCATTAATCAAGTCATTCTCTTCATTCAAAAGGCCCTGAATTTTATTCTTACTACGAAGGATACTATCCTGTCCTTGATTCTCAATCTCTTCAATGAACTTGCGTTGCATCTGAACTTTATCTTGCAGCGATTCTTCTTTTAGATTGAGAGTTTTAATTAGATTTTTCTGTTCCTTGATCTTATCCTTGACCAATGTATTCATGTTAGAGAAGATCCTAATGTCAAGGAGATCTTCAATCACTTCTCTACGATTGGCAGAGGATAGTTGCATAAAAGGAACAAATGTGCTACTACCAAGAATTACAATCTGAGTAAAAGATTTGTAATTTAGTTTTAGAATAGTTTCTTCCAAAACTTTTTGCATTGACCGATCATCTGCTTCTCGGTTCAGTTTTTCTCCGTTAACAATGATGTCAAATACATTTGGTTTGATTCCTCTGCAAATTTTATATTCCTTTGCATTGATCGAAAACTCAATCTCTACAAGACATTCCTTCTCATTCGTCGTATTGACTAACTGAGGTTTATTGATCTTACGAAATGGTTTATTGAAGAGAACAAATGTCAGTGCATCAAGCACTGTAGATTTTCCTGCCCCATTTGTTCCAATAATTAGATTCGTATTATGTTTTTGAAAGTTTATCTCTGTGAAGTGCTGCCCTGTAGATAGAAAATTTTTCCAACGAATTTTCTTAAATGTGATCATAATTTAGGAGGAATAATAATGTCGTTCGGAGTAACTACGGTATATTTGTAATTATACATCTTACAGGTCTTTATTGCAATCTCATCATCTACTTCAACTATCTCCATCTCTTTCTCATAATTTGGATCTTCTTCTAGATGCAGAGCATATCTCTCAGCATCATCTTCCTCTTCAAATAAGAACAAGACCTTTTCACCATACTTGTCCGCGACTGCATATGCTCCGTCGTCTTGTCTATCTTTTAGGGTAAGAAGATACATTTAACTCACCTCATGTGCTTCTCTGTACAGATTCTGAAAGATTTCTTTAATCATACTTTTATCAAGATTAATTTCAGACTCATCAATGTATCTATTCAAGATATTGATTGTGTTTTCTTCATCTTCTGCAACAAAGTCTTCATCGTTTTCAATAATCTGGAAGTTTTCCACAATCTTTACTTCTTGTGATCCAGAATTATAAATCTTATCTAAAAATTTATCAAACTCTTTTGGCCGTTTTTTGTTCTTAACTACGACTTTGACAATCTTGTCTTTACAATCTCTAGCATCAAAGAGAGAAGCAGAATCATCGTCATATGTAATGAGATGAAACATTGTATAAGGATTGTTTACATACCCATGTTCCAGAGTCTCTGTATCAAAGATGGTGAATCCCCTCCGATCACCTGCATCTGACCAGAACATTTCGTATGGATTTCCCAAGTAGAATATCCGTCCATCATCCGATCTAGTGTGGTAGTGACCGCTGAAGACATGGGAGAACTTCTCAAATAACTTGCCCTCATAACCATGATCCATGACGATCTGCTTATTAACTCTAAATCCTGAGAGTTCAAGGTGCCCCATCGCGCACTTGCAATTTGAACTTTGAATAAGTTTAAAAGTTTCTGCCTCATTGTCTTCATTGATCCATGGAATTAATAGTATATGTAGACCACCAATATTAACTTCCTTAGCATTACTATAAGTTTTGATGTTCTTATAATCTTCAAGTAGCAACTGAGGAGAATTTACCTCATTTGTGTTCTTGTAGTAAGTATCATGATTACCGATGATCATGTGAACATCATACTTACTAAGAGGATCAAACACAACCCTCTTTGCCCAATCTAAACTCTGATAGTCAATGCCTTTGCGACTATCAAAAGCATCACCCATGTGAATGACTGTCGTGATACCTTCTTGTTCTAAGGTTGGAAAAAATACATTTTTGTAAAATAATTCAAAGTAGTCATGAAATTGTTTTGATCCCTTTTTGAACCC